ATATCCATACCGATGACAAGATGGCATCGAGCGAGCGATAGACCTTTTCAAGGGTTCCGACGGCGGGCGCTGCGCGCTGTTCCATCGTTGCGGCCAGCTTGTCCAGCACCTCGCGCATAGCCTCCTGCTGCCGCCCTGCAGCCTCCAGTGCTCGCAAGTGCTGATACTCGGCCAGCGTCAGGAAGTTGTAGGCCTGGTTTTGCTTCGCAGCCCACTCGGCCACGCCGTTGGCCATGTCGTCGAAGTTCTTGATCTCGGTGGCAGCAGTCTGCCCCGTCAGCTTTGACAGAGCTACGGCCGCGCGGCCTGCGCTCTCCAATGTAGGCCCGAGCAGCTTGCCAGAGCCCACAGCCTGGACCAGCGCTTCGCGCACGTCGCCGATGGCGGCACGCTGCGAAATGGAAATTCTGATCGCCGCCTTATCAATGGACGATGCTGTCTGGCCACTGACATTGCCGGTCAATGCCAGTGATTTGGTGAGCGCATCGCTTTCCTTGGCACCCTGATAAGCCGCAGTGGCCAGCGTCGCAAACGCCGCAACGGCCAGGCCAATGCCGATCTTCAGCGGCGTGAAGTAGGCCATCAGCGCCTTGAGTGCATTGCCCACGCCGCCATAAATGTCCTTGAGCTGCCCACCTTGCTGCAGCGCCACCATGAACGGGCTTTGCCCGGTGGCCAGTCCCACCGCAATGTCAGTGACCTGCGGCCCGAGCATGCGGTTTTGGTTGCGCTCGAAACGAGCAGCTTTGTCTGCTGCGCGCTCTTCGTCACGCACCTTGCGCGCGGCCGCGCGTTGGACATCGGCGGCTTCTTTCGCCAGCCGTTTCTCTTCAGCCGCCTGCGCACGCTTGATGCGCAAGGCCTCATCGGCAGCAGCCTTTGCCGCCGCAGTCGACTCTGCGGCCGCAGCCTTTTCTGCAGCTGAGACCTCGCGAGCAGCCGCCTTCTGCGCGGTGCTGACCTTGCTCACCTGTGCCTGGGTTTCATCCAGGCTTTGATTGAGTCCATCCGTGGCGCCTACGGGCCCGCGCACTTCCTCCAAGCCCTGCTTGAACGCGCGCAATGCACGCATCGCATCGTCCAGCAGCAGGTCGATGCGATAAGTGGCTTTGAGTTGGTCCGTCATGTCAGGGTTCCAGGTCTTTCAGGGCGTCCGTCAGGGCGGAGCCTTGGGCTTGCGCCAACCCTGCTGCAATGAGCTGCCAGCGGCGCTCCTGGCGCTCGCGCTGGTAGCTCAGGTCCAGATAGCGCCTGAACTGGGCCAGCCGGTAGCGACGGATCTCGCTGTGGGCGTGGCCGTGGGCGATCAGCTGTTCGAAGGCGCTGGGCCAGTCGATGCCGCTGCTGCCGGCGCTGCCGCTGGTGCCGCCATCGGCCCGACGCCTGGCAGCTCCAGGCTTGCGAACAGCGTCTGGAGCGGGCCGAGCATCCTTGAAAAAAAATCAGCGTTCACCTCCAGCGCCAGCAGCAGCAGCGCCACAAAGCGATCCGGCAGCAACTTGCCCACCCAGGCCAGGTCTTGCTTGGTGCAGATGGCCACAATCGCTTTCACGGCCTCGCGGTGGCGCGAGATCAGCCCCAGCAGCCAGGTCACCGCTGCGGCCTTCTCCATTGCGTCCAGCTCATAGCCCTGAATCACATCGCGCACCGCACCAGGTGCGGCCGCCAGCTCGCCCTGCAGGAACTCGGTGTGGCTCACCAGCGCCAGGATCTGGTCCATGTCCGCCGTGGCCACCACGATCTCAATGCCGTCCACGACGATCTCGCGGACGGCGGCGTCGATGAAGGTCAGCTCGACGCGGCTCATGCTGCCGCCGTCGTGAACGACCAGAACTGGCCTTCTGCCGAGGCCGCCGAGCGCGTCAGATCCGCCAGGATGGTGCCTTCCAGATCGAAATCCAGATAGTCATTGCTGATCAGATCCAGCGCCTTGGCCGGGTCGAAGCGAACACGGAACACATCACAGATGCCACGCTTGTTGTTGTCATCGGTGTTGACGCCATCCAGCCGCAAAAAGTACTCGGTATTGATGGACTTGAACGCACCGATCACATCTACCGCGCCTGGCGTGAAATCAGCCTTCAGCGGTTGAGTCAGCGCACCGCCAGTGGTGAGGTCCAGGATCTTGATGCTGCCGGCCAGCGGGTCCAGGGAGTAGTGCGTGTTCAGGGTCAGCACCTTGGGCGAACCAGAGGCGCTGTCCTTGATTGCGACAGCAGAAACATTCTTTGCCGGGAGCGCGAGCACGTCACCCACCGCCACGCCGGTAGGCAGCACGAAGCCGGCCACTGCCGTGCCGGCCGCCACCGCCGTGGCCACACCCAAGGTGGACAGCGCGAAGTTCTCTTTGTTGAACTCATCGCCCACAATTTGCAGCTTGCCGCCCTGCGACTTCGTCATGCGGCGCAGCGGCAGCCGCGAGCCGGTGCGCGATTCGTTGCGCTCCACCGTGTCGACCGACTGGGTGATTTTGAACACCGAGGCGTTGCCGAAGTCACGGAAGATGCCCGGCAGGCCAGAGGCCAGGCGGGGCGCGATGTAGGCAATGCCTTGTCCAGAAAATCCGGGCATGTTGTGCTCCTAAAGCGTCAGTTGAATCGCGAAACCCAGCGGAAATAGCCCGCTGGCCTTGGTGTAGTTCGGTGCCAGGGCACCAGCACGCACAAACGGCCGCCCGGCGCCCTCCGGCGTCCAGCCCGCCAGCGCGCTGTGAATGCGAGACAGCAGCGGCCCAGCCTCTTTGTTGCGTGCCGCCATATCGGTCTGGCCCACATTGCTGATTCGCAGCGCCACCATCCAGCGCTGGCGCACCATCTGGCTGGCGCCGCGTTGGGCCCGGCCGGCATCGCTCTCGTCGAAGGCGTCGCCGGCCCACATCACATAGATCACCTTCTGGCGCTGGTCAGCGTCGCCGGCTTGAGTCAGGCTCTCAATGCCTGCCACTGGCAGCTCACCGCCCAGCTCTGCCTGCAGGCGCTGCTCAATCAGCGGCTGCAAGAACAGATAGTTCGCGAGCAAGGCGGTGCTGCTCATACCTCGCGTCCCATCACCTTGCTGCCCGGCTCGAAGAGCACAGGCCCAATGCCTGTGATGGCGGGCACATCGGCGGGCGCCTGCAGCAAGATCTGGCCGGCCGCCACTTTCGCCAGAAAAGCCAGCGCGCTCTTGTAGGCCTCGGCCGTCACGTCGTCAGCGCCCGAGCCCAGCAACCGATAGTGCGCGATGGTGCAGCAATGCACCCGCAGGATGGCCGGGGGCGCCACCAGCGGCAGCGCCATGCGGCCGACCAGGTAGCCGTCAATCTCAGCAGAGGCGTCCGCCAAGGCACGATCCAGCGCCACCGCGTTCAGCGTGCCGGTCATCGGCACATTGATGTCGGTGAGCTGCACCAGCCTGGGCGTGCCCAGGCGGTCGATCATGTCTTGCTGCGTGGCGTACATGCGGATCCTTGAAGTGCCGGGGCTGAATGCCAAACCTGTCGACTGTTATCCGCCCCGGCGTGGGTTGGCAGTCCTAGTGCATCGCAGGGCTCCCGCATGCGGCCGGTGCACAAGCCGCAGCGATCAATGCCCGCTCGGGGGTGGGTATCAGGTTTCCGGCGCCGGGTCGATGTCGACCTCTTGCACCACCAGCATCGACAACACCCACAACTGAATCGGAGGGCCTATGGCCACCAAGAACCCCAAAAGCGCCGGCCCGGCTACCAAGGGCCTCAAGATCGTGTCTCGGCCCAAGAGCTTCTGTCGCGCCGGCCTTCTCAAGGCTCGGTGGCACCACCAGCAGGTTGCCGTTGATGGCCAACGGCACGCCCGAGCGGCTCGCCTTGAAGCTACCCATCGCGGCGCGCGCGGCCGCATAGTTGGTGGCGTCCAGCGTCTGCTTGCTGCCGTAGCCCATCTGCGGCAGGCCGTAGCCCACGTTCACGCGGGCATCGACGCCCCAGCGGTACTTCTTGCGCATGAAGACCGATTCGTCTTCTTCGCTGATCATGGCGCGTGGCGTGTAGTCCTGGCGCTTCTGGAAGATGATCGGCTTGATTGGGCGGCGCACATCCAGCAGGAACCACGGCGTGCCGCTGCCGCCTTGGAAGTTGCTGTAGGTGCTGACAGCGCCACTGGGCAGCTCGATCGGGTGATCCGTGTCGAAGAAGTACTGGCCGTCATAGCAAGGCGTGCTGAAGCCCGCCAGCAACGCTCCAAAGACGAGCTGGTCAGGGTGCGTGCGCGCCTGGTCGCCCAGCATCTGCACCATCGGCTTGTAGATGCCGATCTTGTCATCGGACAGGTTGTCCTTGTCGACTTCGATCGTGTTCTCGTAAGGCAGGTTCTTGAT